GCACCCTCGACATCGGCCACGTTATCTTCGTTGACCACCAGCGCCACACCCTTCGATGCCCGGATCCGCTCGATCACAATATCTTGTAGTGCTGTGGTGGTATTCCTACCAGCCTTACACTCGATGGCTAGGAACTTGCCGTTAGCACACACGACAATATCCGGCACACCGGAACTTCCGTACCCGTGCGTAGCTGGGAAAAAGTAATACACTCCGTGCCGGTCAAGTATCTTCTTGACGGCGTTCTTAACTTTCTTCTCGGGGGTCATGCACCTGCTCCCCTCCTCAGTACGTCCAGTATATATGGTTTGAGGAACGATATCCAACCCCGGCAACGTACTCGTTGATAGCCATCATACGCAGCATGGCTACACGTTCCTGCGTCGGCACAGGCAGCGCGTCGAAAGCGCATTGCTTCATAAGCTTATCAGGTTTGATAGGCATATCATCCGCAACCGCCCAGTCGCACATGTTGGTAGCGGGGTCTACGTACACACAAGTCTCAAGGCCAGCGGCATTGCGCCGCTTCAGAAACTCCCGGTGTGCCTCGACAATATCGGGAGTAGTGATCTTGTTAAGAGTCTCATCGAGGAAATCACCGCGTGCTTCACGCTCTCGGATAAGTGCCGACAGCGTAGGGATACCAATCCCACCAAACGAAAGGTTCATCAGCTTCTTCTGGTAGTCCTGTTCAGCATCGCGCTTCCACTTATTGTGCGCTTGCTCCTTGTCCTGAAACGTAAGACCAAACAGCTTTTCGATTGGGTCATTAACCGCAACGCTACGCAGAAGATCGAATGCCTTGTCAGCGGACTTGGTTACCTGCGAATTGTAATTGTCCGTGCCTGTACGGTACCGCTCGTTGTTGATGCGATAGCTAAACACCCGGAACTTATCGTTGGAGTCGGCCCCGGCCCCAAGCGTCACACGGCAGATAGCATGCTTGATGGAACGGTAAACGGAAAGGTTCACGCCTTCCGCACGGCTGTCGATGAACCATACGCTGCGAGGATCACCAACCACAGCCTCAATCGGATACCGACTGACATGGGATCGGGCAAGCCGATTGATAAGTTCCATTAGCTGAGGCGTGACATTGTATCGGTCGAACGAAGATTGCTCGATCTTGATCACGTAAGTTCTCCTAGTTAACAGGCCACACGTATTCCAATGTGGCTGGCTCTTGCCAGTTATACTTAGCGTAGAAGCTAGGGTCTTTGCGTAGCAGGTTGCTGCGATGACTAGCATGCACCTCGTCATTACCTAGCCACGGCGGCAGGACACGCGGGTCGCGCGGGTCCACACCATCTTCTTCCAGCCTGTCCATCACGTCTATGAAGTACGGCAGCAGCGAGTCCTTGTACCCCCTGCCACGCCACTCGTCGCATATGCTAGCCGCATAGGATGCTAGCGCCCACTCGTAACCCCGCCACATCTTTGTAGCGGGATGATTAACCCAACCGCCTGATGTCTTACCAAGCGCGGCAAGTATCTGCTTGCACTCCACCCGTTGCTTACCCAGTCGCCGATAGTCCAGCACACGGGCCGACTCCGCAAACGACGGTGAGGGTAGGAAGGTTTGCATACGTATCTCCTTAGAACATGCTGAGGATTTGATCGACGCGGTTCTTGGTTTCGCTACGCAGGTCCGGGTTCTTGCGAAGATCCTTGGCAGTAAGACCGACCAGCGCCTTCTCGACTTCCTGCCGCGCCTGTTCCAGCTTGGGGTCGTTGGTCACGTTCATGCGGGTAAGCAGTCCGCACAGGTCAGTCGTGTTGGTAACCAGCGAGTCGCGGAAGATCTGCTTCTCGGCACCGGCAAGCTTGTCGCTCATGTGCTTCAAGCAATCATGCAGCCGGGTCCACAGGTCGAGCGAAGCATCCTGCAACTTGTTGTTGTAATACTTTTCATACTGCTCCTGAAGTTCACGTTGCGCAGCCTCGGGGGCATCGACACGGAAGTCACCAGAAGTCGGGACGGGCATGAAGGTATACACGAAGCGGTTGCGGTTGCGGATCTGCTCAACGCTCGGGTAATCGTTGCGGTCGAACAGGTCACCCAGCTTAAGCGCAGCCGCACTAATGAGCGTCGGGTACTCGGCATAGAACTCCTCGGCAGAAGAATGGAACTGCTGCTCACGCTCAGCCAGCCCAGCCTTGTAGTCGAAGAAGTTAGCCATCGGCAGCAGCCGCGTACCGTTGTCGCTCCACGGGAGCGTGTTCTCGTAGTGCCATGTGCGGGTAGCATTAGCCACGCTGTTAAGCGCATCCAGCTTGTCCATACCGGGCAGCAGCTTCTTGTGGTAATTGCCAGCTTGCGTACGGGTAGACTTGGCAGCGTCAATCTCCTGCGACACCTGCTTGTCCATCTTACGTGCGGTCCACACGCTAATGTTAAGGTCAACCAGCATTGAACTGTTCTGGATCATGTCGTTCTCCTTAAGAAATCTGGATCGTCTTGCCAATCGGCGAGACAACGTTAGTTGTAATACCCCACAGCGTCGGGCAGGGCCACTCGCCCCAAGCACCGACGTAACCATCGGTCAGGATCACAGCGCACTCAGGCTTAAGCTTCTTGTCTGCCATAAACCTAGGGACACACGATGCATCGGTGCCGCCACCGCCTCGCGGCTTAGTCACGCTCAGGATGTTATCTAGCTGGTCGATGTCATACGCCTCGTGACCACACACCTCGGTATCCCAGTACACAAGGTCAACACCCTCGGGGCGAACCGTCTCGCAGATAGCCTTCAACTCGCCAAGCACACGGGGCAGCATGTCCCACATAGAGCCAGACATATCGGCTGCAATCAGTACACGACCGACACGCTCACCGATAACGCTAGGCATATAAACGTCCTGTCCAATCCAGCGACGTGACGGGCGACGCCACGTGCTCTCCTCCTTGTCGGCACACGTACTGTTGATGAACTCACGCATAGCCTCGCGCCAGTCAGCCTTGGGAGTCAGCGCCTCGGTAACCTCACGCGGTACGTTGCCAGACATCTTGCCAGCCAGCAGCGCACCCTGACGCAATGCCTGATCGATGTCACGGGCAAGCGTCTCCTTCTCGGCATCGGTCATGCCCTCGCCGCCATCCCAGTCGTGCTGATCGAAGCCACCACCCCCGTCACCCTCGCCACCTTCACCACCATCCTGCTCCTGCTCCTGCTCAAGCATGCGGAACACGGTACCAGCGTCCATGCCACGGAACTTCTCGTCGAGCATGCCGCCGATCTTGGGGAAGGCAACGTCCACATAGCTTGGATCGCTGTCGTGGATCATCAGGTTGATGACGTAATCGCACGCGATGTTGGCAAGGCGAGGATTCTTCTTGTAAAGATGCTTCCACGTTTCCAGATGACGGAACGCCTTGTGCAAGTTCTCGTGCAGGATAACGAAGCGCAACTCCTGATCGGTCAGCTTGTCGGTGAACGCGCGGCCATACTTAACGTCGCGTCCGTTAGTGCATGCAGTAGGTACGTCATCGACAACCTCGACACGGCCCAGCATAAACACACCAGAGTACAGGCAGTACTTGGGATTCTTCATCAGCCATACGTGCGCCTTCTGCACACGCTGTTCAGCGGTCAGCTTGTTCATACTTATTCCTCGTTGATGTCTCGGATCATCTGCGCTTCATACGCGCCACCAGCTACGGCAAAGCCCTGCCGCTGTCCGTACTCCCACGCCTCGGTTTCGGAATCGAACGTCCCGTACACATGGGTCGGCTCGTGCGGGAAGTAATGGATCAATACCCAACGCTCTTGCATCACTCTGCTCCTGCAATTTTCCAAAGGGCGAAGTCGGCCTCGTTTAGTCCACGTACAACCGTCTCGTGATTGAAGGGCTTAGCCTTGATGATCTCAACAGTCTTGCCACTCTCGTCCACTTTATACGTCGAGTCCTTCAGGTAAATCTGCTCCCGGTTAAGTAGCTTGAACAGCGTCATAGCTAGGTTGGTATCCATGATTAGCTGGTGGTAACCCACCTGAAGGATCGACTTACTCATTGCAGGTTCTCCCTGAATCCAGCCTTGGACATTTGATCATAGGTGTTGCTGATCGCCGACATCGTGGTTTGCTTATCCACACCGAACATAGCCGCCGATGAAGTAAGCACCATAGACAATGCAGTCATGCCCTCGGTAGGCGTAGCGTTAAACTCCACTAGCGCATCCATAATCATAGTCACCAACTGCTTGATGCGTTCGACCTGTACGGTTTCTTCCATGTCGCTCTCCTTTAGAACAGCCATTGGTTAGCAAGCGCCCAGTCCTTGAACTCCTTGTTGAGCACACAGAACACCTGCTTGCTCGGGGACTTCATGACGCTAGTGGCGAACAGGGCTTGCCACTCCTTATCCATACGTTGCAGGTAGGTCATCCACTTACCCAGCGTCTCACGCTCGATCCGTGTGATTGCGCTATACACCATGATGCACTTAGCCACCGCGTCGTTATCGGGCAGCTTGGCAGTCTCGGGCGAAGCGATAACCGCATCCCATGTGGGCAGCTTATCGACCACCGTAAAGAACGCGTTCATGTCACGCGCCGCCGACTCGCCGATGGTGCCGGTCAAGAGACTGATGGTCAGGTTGTCGCCAAGTGATGCTCGCTGCTTGGCAATGTGGCTAGCCTTCTCAAGCGACCGTGGCGTGACAAACGCTGTCTGCGCCGCCCTGCGAGGGTTGAAGATATACGGGTTGTCGGACTGGCTCGGGTCGGTGTAGCTGGCGAGTGCATGTGGGAACTGCTTTACCCATGCGATGATCTCGGGCGCAACGTCGTTGTTAATGGCCCACTCGATCCAAGAGTCGGAGTCGGGCTTGCGAACCTTGACAAACGCAATGCGATTCTTGGCGTGTGCTTCCAGCGAGTCGCCGACACCATCCGATTGCAGGTTAGTGGTGCCGAACACAATGCTACCCTCGGGTAGATACTGGTCACCGATGCGATGCTCCAGCATGAGCGTCAAGAGCACATTCTTGACAGCCTTCATAGCCTTGCCGATCTCGTCCAGCATGATGACAACCGGCTTGCCCATGTGGAACCCGAACCGTGCATTGGGAGCGAAGCGGGTAACCTTGAGTCCGTTCTCCTCGACCGTATACGGCAGGGCGAAGTCGCCAAGGTCAAGCAACGTGCAATCGATGTACGCATGGTGATGCTCGGGATACAATTGCATAAGTGCGTTGCGTGTTGCTGACTTGCCGATACCCGGCTCGCCCTCGCCGATGATAGTTACCTCTCGCCCTACCGTGCCGACAGCCGTGGCAAACTCAGACAGCGAAACGCTGCCACCGAAATTGATGACGCTCATACTGCACTCTCCTGTTGTGTGTCGGCTTAGCCGACTACGTTATTAAGAAACTGATCCGTCGCCTGACGCTCGACGATCTTCACGTTGTCCGGTGCGCTGGCAATCAACTCGTACACAAAACGCTTCAGCGCCTTGAAGCTAAGTCGCAGGTCATAATACTTAACCGGCCAGTTCCTACCGTTCACCATCCTAGTGTGCGACTCGGCCAGCCGTGAAACGTCAGCGGCATGGTCATACCCTCGATACCGTAGGGACAGAATGCACAAGGCAAATAGCCAGTCATCCTCGCGCTCATGCAGGTCGCTGAACCATTCGAACGCTACTCGACTAGCCATGCTGTTGGGTCCGTAGCCACCGCTGCCCCATTGGTAGAGTTCTCGTGGCACGCTGTTGCCAGATGGTGAAAGGTTCGGGTTGGCGTACTGACCGCTGGGGATAATAGTGATGCTGCCGTCCGGGTTAGTCTCGCTGTAGCTGTGAATCCCTAGCACAGCCTTGCGTGTCTCATGCATCAGCCACTCATCCGACATGGTAAGGGTCGCGCTCATCCAGTCCATGAACGGACGCAGCTTGTCGTGGTAGGGGCGGGTTTTCTTGCGGTCCACGCGCTCCACCTTGATGGGTTTGGAGTCCAGACATACCAGCGCACCGTAGTCCTCGGTTGCCTCTATATAGAAGCGTGTCGGCTCCTGCCCCAGCCTGTGCTTTATGGGCGGCTTGCCGCTGGCCGAGACCCTACCATACAGCCACAAGTTATTGGATACCTTGACGCAGCTTATATGCCACGGCGTGTACTGACTAATAAACTTAGCGGTCGATGGGGTATCCCAACCTCCCGTGCTTACCGTGAACGTCCCGTCCGGGTAGGCAATCACGCAGCGGATCTGGTACAGCGTAGCGGCATAGGCATACGTCCCGTCCTCAAGGTCAATCCGCTCGACCACCTCGTGCTTGCGGCTGCGCCGTCCGATGGGCCTGATGTCGGGCTTGGGGTCGCCGGGGTTCTTGGGCTTCTGTCCACGCAGGGGCAGGGTGTTCTTCCACTTGTCCTGCAGGTTGTTGTAAAGGTGTAGGGCAGCCGAGAACGTACCCGACTGGGGCTCATGTGTTTGCACTCTCGCACTCCTTATATATGTCTACTTCTGGTGGCGCAGTCGCGCCTTGTACCGTGCCATCTCGTCGAAGATTTCAGCGTTGCGTTTTACTGACCGATCCGGGGGCGGCAGTCCTGAATTACTCTTGCGCTCCAGCATCCACGTGGCAATCGCAGCGATTGCGTAGAAGATTGCCAATGATATAACGGTTTCCATATGCGTGTCAATTCCCTTTTTCGGTCAGGTCTTAAGTTGCGTTTACTTCATCCCACAACGCGCAGGCTTCCGCATTGACCTGATCGACCTCATGGTCAAACGCAGCGACGGCATCCTCTGGCGTTTCAAACTCCAGCAGGTCGAGGACGCGCCCGGTCACTTCCGCATCGCAGCCTTCGACAATGGAACCGACAAGCAGCGCCCGGACGTTGCCATTTTCAATTCCATGCAATTCGTCGCAATGCTTCCAAGTCCCGTCATGCAACTGCACGGACAGCCACGGACCACAATCGATGTACTTATAGATGCTGCGGTACAAGTCAGCCACCGTCATCTCGCCGCCGTTGGCGGACAGGATCGCGTTCAAGTTGTCGAGGCAAACCTGCCCCTCTGCCGCGTCTTCCTGCATCCTGTAATAGTCGATCTCGTTCATACAGCCTCCACTTCTCACAGGTTCAGTTTGCTAACGGCAGCCTTTAGATGGACGGCAGCGTCGGCAATGGATTTGGTTTGGGCGACGGTCTTGGCCTCGGTTACTGCAACGGTCAAGGCGTCGATGGTGGCGTCGTCGTTCTTACCTGCATGGTTGATCGCTTGCAGTAGCTTCTTTATGTATGTGCGCAGCTTGGTCACTCGTACTCCTTTGTGTATTCGGTCAGGGTCATGTCCTCGTTCACACGCAGGAATACATATGTGTATGCGTCCTCGACAACGATCCACGCGCCACCGAATAGGCGCTTCTTTGGGTCAGGGTTGCCGTCGCTGTCGAAGACCTTCCAGTCCATGTCGAGGTAGCCGCCGCGTACATGTCTAAACATCTTGTCGACAAGGGCTTTACTAATTGTTGGCTTGCTTTCGTCGGTCATGGTCCTGTGTCCTTTGTGTGGTTCTGAGTAGCTTGAGTAGCAAATGGGGGCGTTTGGGCAGCAAAATCGAAAATTTACTCACGCGAAATCCTTTTAGGATCAAGGTGATGGGTGCAAAGATGTCCTTTTGAGTAATTTGAGTAGCTCCGAGAACCAGCGCCAGCCCTCCCTTGACCGCAGCAACACAGAAAAAACTTGTTGCGCACGTGTTGGGCATAAGGGCAAATTGGCTAGGAGCCTGTAATATAGCTACTCAGCTACTCAAATAGGGGTATACCTACTACTTCTCACTTGCGAATCAAGCACTTACACGACATTCTTTACTACTCATTTAACTACTCACGCTACTCAAAACGTCGATTTGCTACTCACGCAGGTGCAGCAAAACGCAAAAGCCCCCATGCGGGGGCTTGACAGGCGGCGCGAGGTTGTGATATGGTGCTAGCACCATATCAGTTGAAGCCCACCAGAATCACGCGGCCTTCGCCGCATCCTCCAGCATCTTCATGGCGAGGGCACGGGCTTCCGGCGCAACCTTGGGGCTGCCATTCGGCAGCGTGTCGTCGTTATCCGCAAGGCGCTCCAAGTACTTGACCAGCGACGCAACGGTAGTCTGCTGCGGATCCTTCTCAGCCGTGAAGTCGGCAAAGGTCACTTCGTTCGCTTCGTCCACCATGAAGTCGGTGCTGTCGCGGTCCTTCGCAAGCTGCCCGACCCAAGCGTTACCGGCCTTGCGATCCTGACGCACAGCGAACTTGCCACCTGAAAAGTTCTTGTACCAAGCGGCGAGTCCCTTCACGCGCTGACCGTTCGGGAGGGCATTCATGAGGGCGACGGCGAGCGTGTAGTCCCCGTGATCCCGCATATGGGCGAGGGTTGAGACTGCGGCGGTATGGATGTCGCGCTGAACGGACGCGGCCCGGCCCTTGATCGACTTGATCAGCTTCGTGGTGTCGGCAACGGACAGGATGTTGAGCGTAGTCATGTTGGCGTTCTCCGAGTGATTGCATGGACAAGTATCCGCACTATGCAGACACTTGCTGATACACACGCGGGTCACGCTGTAGGTAAAACTCCCCTGCCCGATTAGGGTATACATGACAATCCACGTGCTACTAGCAACATGGGCTCATGCTGGATTGCGGGTTAACGGGCCGGGACGCTAGTGCAACACGTATTACCGTGCCACCCGGATCTATTGCACGCTAGCTTATATGCGGGGCCGTCGCGCCCCGCGCCTCGCACACCCATGTTGGGCTTGCGGGTCGAGTACGTAACGTATGCTGCCGTAGGCTAGCGCCGTGTACCGTTGCCTGTCCGGGGCATAGCCGTAGCTATGCACTTGCGGGTTCAGGGCTTCGATCTAGAACGTAGGCGTTACCGTGTCCTCGCCAGATACGTGGGCTTGACGTATGTGGGCATACGCTTCCGCATATCTGGACCTGTACCTGCATGCACTTGATCCGCAAGCGGGAGGCGACGCGGCGCGGCGAACAAGCGCCTGCCCTTACGTACTACCTGCTGCATGTGAATCTCCAAGTGATGCGGGGGAACCGCGATATGGGACACATGATGACACGAACGGCGATGATTGTCAAATTTTGACGCTTTTTAGCCCCTACGGGGCTAATCTTCGCGCGACGCAGCGCGGCGTAGGCAGGCAGGCGGACCCCCACCCGTACCCGACCCCCCGCGCGTGAGATACCTCCTGCCCGGCCAATTTCGCTCAATAATCTGCACAACCGACCACTTCCAATAGAAACTACGTAAACATTTGACAACTAATTAAGGCATATTTTTCCCAAGCTTTGCTTCAGCCATTTCTGGCGAACCCACCCCCTTCCTTTTCCAATTCAACATGGCCGGGGGGTATATATTTTTTCGTGGGGTTTTTGATGCAGCGCAGCATCACGGGGGAATAATTCGGACTTGGCGTTGCAAGAATCAAGTTAGCGTTGCAGGAATCAAAATTCGGACTTGTGCCCTTTTTAATACGTGGTATATTCGGCACACCGACAGTTACAGGCACCAAAATGCCAATTGTTGCAACGCCCGAATCTGGTATACCACTGCCGTTTGATACTACGCCGGAAGAGCTAAACGACTTCCGTGCCAAGGCCCATGCTCTCTTTGAGACGCTAAAGGCTATCGACACCCCCATCGAAATTACGGACTCCGACCGGTTGGAATCCCACCGGATAATGGCGGCACAGGAGCTTCCCAGTTCCAATCGGAACATTACCTCGGGCACGATTGCCAATCTGGAAGCGCTCCTCACGGAGTGGGATTACGAAGTTCTGGATGTCCACCGCAGGCTGCGAAATTACGTCACAAACCGGCTGATCGTCGAAACCAACGACGAGGATCCAAAGATCCGCCTAAAGGCGCTGGAACTGCTGGGCAAGACGACGGGCGTTAATTCCTTCTCCGACCGGGTCGATATCAGCGTCACCCACCGCAGCGTCTCGGACATCGAGGCCGAGCTTAAGAAGACTCTTGAGCTTTATACGGACTATGCAGTCGTAGGTGAGGAAGACGTGGCCCCTGCCAAGGGTGGTGCAACCATTGCATCGCTAGATGTGGATATGGCGCTCGGGATAGACGATGGATCTTAACGTCCTGCTGGAAGCCGAAAAGCGCCTGCATACTATGCCCCCTGCCGTGCAGCAGAAGGTGGGGCAACTAATCGCCGAAGCCCGCAGGGTAACCACCAGAAATCTGGCTCAGAACGATTTCATGGCCTACGTAAAATACGTTTGGCCGAACTTTATCCACGGCAGGCACCACGAGAAGATGGCGCGGGCGTTTGAGCGGGTGGCTTGTGGCGAGGTCAAGCGACTCATTATTAATATGCCTCCCCGACACACTAAGTCGGAGTTTGCGTCCTACCTGCTCCCGAGTTGGTTCCTAGGCAAGTACCCGCAGAAGAAGATTATCCAGACCTCGCATACCGCAGAGCTTGCGGTCGGGTTTGGTCGTAAGGTCCGTAACTTGGTGGACTCGGACCGCTACAAGGACATTTTTCCGGACACCGAGCTTCAGTCGGACTCCAAGGCGGCGGGACGTTGGAATACCAACAGCGCGGGTGAGTACTTCGCTATCGGTGTCGGTGGTGCCGTGACCGGTAAGGGCGCTGACCTCCTTATTATTGACGACCCGCACTCCGAGCAGGAGGCCACGCTCGCGGAAGTTAATCCCGAGGTCTACGACAAGACTTACGAGTGGTACACATCCGGTCCTCGGCAGCGTCTGCAGCCGGGCGGAGCCATCGTCATAGTCATGACGCGCTGGTCCAAGAAGGACTTGACTGGTCAGGTTCTTAAGTCCGCCGTCCAGAGGTCCGGGGAAGAGTGGGAAGTTATTGAATTTCCAGCAATTTTGCCGTCTGGCAAGTCGCTATGGCCCGAGTTTTGGGACATTAAGGAGCTAGAAACCCTTAAAAATGAGCTTCCCAACTCTAAATGGCAGGCGCAGTACCAGCAGCAGCCCACTTCGGACGTGTCTGCCATCATTAAACGTGACTGGTGGCAGGTCTGGGACAGTGATACGCCGCCGTTTTGCGAGTTTTTGATCCAATCTTGGGATACGGCGTTCCTAAAATCAGAACGAGCGGACTATTCCGCCTGTACGACGTGGGGTGTCTTCCAATATCCCGACGATACGGGCAAAAATCAGACAAATATCATCCTCCTGAACGCCTTCAAGGACCGCATGGAGTTCCCCGAGCTTAAAATGCGGGCGTTCGAGGAATATAAAGAGTGGAATCCAGACGCCCTGATCGTGGAAGCCAAGGCAGCGGGTAGCCCCCTTATTTTTGAGCTTCGTGCTATGGGTATTCCAGTGCAGGAATTTACCCCCTCTAGGGGTAATGATAAAATCGCGCGCTTAAACTCCGTAGCTGATATCTTTGCGTCGGGGCGTGTGTGGGTTCCCAATACCAACTGGGCCGAAGAGTTGGTTGAAGAGGTGGCTAGCTTTCCGTCTGGCGAACATGACGACCTAGTTGACTCGATGACCCAAGCCCTTATGCGATATCGGCGTGGTGGGTTTATTCGCCTTGAGTCCGACGAACCAGATGAAATAAAGCAATTTAAGTCCAAGCGAGCGGTGGGGTACTACTAATGTCAGCTAATATGGATAAAGGTCTTTACGCTGCCCCGCAGGGGATGGAGAGCCTCGCTCAGGACGAGGAGCCGATCAGCATCGAGATCGTTGATCCGGAAGAAGTCAATATCTCCGGCCCCGGCTTTGAAATGCACATGGAGAAGGACGGCAACAGCGAGGAGTTCGACAAGAACCTTGCTGAAGAAATCGACGAGCGTGAGCTTGCTTCGCTGGCTGCAGATCTGCTTGGCGATTATGACTCGGATATTGGCTCGCGTAAGGACTGGCTGGTTGCATACGTCGATGGCCTGAAACTCCTTGGTCTTAAGTACGAGGAGCGCACCGAGCCGTGGCCGGGTGCCTGTGGTGTGAACCATCCGCTGCTGATGGAGAGCGCGGTCAAGTTCCAGTCCGAGACGATCATGGAGACGTTCCCGGCGGCAGGTCCGGTCAAGGCCAAGATCATCGGCAAGGAAACGACCGAGAAGAAGGACGCGGCTGTGCGCGTCACGGACGATATGAACTTCCAGCTTACCGAGGTGATGCGTGAGTATCGCCCGGAGCATGAGCGCATGCTCATCAGCCTGTGCCTGTCAGGTAATGCGTTTAAGAAGGTCTACTTTGACCCGGCGCTCAACCGCCAGACGGCTGTGTTTATTCCGGCAGAAGACCTCGTGGTGCCGTACGGTGCCCAGAGCCTTGAGTCCGCCGAGCGTGTTACGCACCGCATGCGTAAGACCAAGAACGAGCTGCGCCGCCTGCAGGTGGCTGGCTTCTATCGGGACATTGATCTTGGCGAACCGGTGCGGGTGCTTGATGAAGTTGAGAAGCAAAAGGCTACGGAACAGGGCTTCTCGGCGGCGGTGGATGATCGCTATCAAGTCCTAGAAATGCATGTAAACCTCGACCTGCCGGGCTACGAGGATGAGGACGATAAGGGCCACCCGACGCGCATTGCACTGCCGTACGTGGTTACGATTGAGAAGGGCACCCAGACGATCCTTGCGATCCGTCGCAACTGGCTGGAGGATGATCGGCTTAAGCTGCGTCGCCAGCACTTTGTACATTACGGGTACATCCCCGGCTTTGGTTTCTACTACTTTGGCCTGATTCATCTTATCGGTGGGCATTCCAAGACGGCTACTTCGCTGCTTCGCCAGCTTGTGGACGCCGGTACCCTTGCCAACCTTCCGGGCGGCTTGAAGTCTCGCGGGCTTCGCATCAAGGGAGACGACACCCCGATTGCTCCGGGCGAATTCCGCGATGTTGACTTGCCCAGTGGCGCGATCCGCGACAACATCCTGCCGCTTCCGTACAAGGAGCCGAGCCAGACGCTGGCCGCTCTTATGGATAAGGTGGTCGAGGAAGGCCGCAGGTTCGCCGCCGTGTCGGACCTTAACGTGTCGGATATGTCGGCGCAGGCACCGGTCGGCACGACACTTGCGATCCTTGAGCGCGTGCTTAAGGTGATGTCGGCTGTTCAGGCCCGCATCCACTTTGCGATGAAGCAGGAGTTCAAGCTCCTTGCGGCCATTATTCGGGATAACACTCCAGAAGAATATTCGTACGAGCCGGAAATTGGCACCAAATCTGCCAAGCGTTCGGACTACGATCAAGTAGACGTGCTGCCGGTTTCGGATCCCAACGCCGCCACCATGTCGCAACGGGTCGTTCTGTATCAGGCGGTTCTGCAGCTTTCCCAAACTGCTCCCCAGATCTACGACCTGCCTTTCCTCCACCGGCAGATGATCGAGACTCTCGGTGTCAAAAACGCCGCCAAGATCATTCCGATGCAGGACGATTTGAAGCCGGTCGATCCGGTCTCCGAGAACATGGCACTCATGATGGGTAAGCCCGTGAAGGCGTTCCTTTCGCAGGACCACGACGCCCATATTGCCGTGCATATGATGATGCTGCAGGATCCGAAGATCGCAGCTACTTTGGGACAAAACCCACAGGCGCAGGCGCTTATCGCAGCTACCCATGCCCACATCATGGAGCATACGGCGTTCCAGTTCCGTGCCGGCATCGAGAAGATGTTGGGTGCGGCGCTCCCCCCGCCGCCGGATTCGCAGAAGGACGAGAACTACCTTCCGCCGGATATCGAGGTCCAGTTGTCCCAGCTTGCCGCTCAGGCTGCCGCAAAGCTCCTCCAGAAGGACCAAGCCGAGGCCCAGATGCAGCAGGCTCAGCAGCAGATGCAGGATCCCGTCGTCCAGATGCAGATGCAGGACTTGCAGATCAAGCAGGCCGAAGTGCAGCGCAAGCAGCAGAAGGATCAGGCCGATATCCAGCTTCGCCAGCAGGACTTGCAGCTTAAGGCCCAGAAGACAATGCTCGATGCGGCTGCAAAGGACGACCAGACCGAACTTCGCATCCGGGAACTCGATGCCCATCAGAAGTCCGAGGGCATGCGGATGGGTACGGAAATCCGTAAACACCAAGCCCAACTTGCTGCTCAGCAGCAGTCTGAAGGACTCCGAATCGGAGTCGATATCGCCAAGCACAAGGCTGACTTGGCGCACGAAAATCATGGTCGCCGTATCGACGTTGCCAAGCACAACTCAAAAATGTCACACGATACGTTCCGCCATATGAATCCGCCCGATACGGGTGTTTCTAAGACCGAGGAGTAAATGCAAAATCAAACTGCGCTCGAATACCTGTCGCAAAAGGTAGAAGAGCAGCGCGCCGTGGTAGTGAACAGTATTCTGGGCGGAAACATTTCCGATTACGAATACCGCAGATTGGTTGGAGTCATTCAGGGTCTTGACTTCGGCACACAGCTTATTAATGACCTTGCCAAACGACTGGAGACAGACGCAGATGAGTGATATTGACATCCTCGCTACCAAGCGAGAGGCAAAGATTGCCGAAGAGGCTGAAAAGAAGGCCAAGCAACTTCCGGAGCCGAAGGGCTACCGCCTGCTGTGCATGGTGCCGAAGATCGAAGAAGAGTATGCCAGCGGCCTTATTAAGGCCGACGAGACCAAGAAGGTCGAAGAGCAAACTACGGTCATCCTCTTTGTCGCCAAGATGGGCGACATGGCCTATAGCGATAAAGATCGTTTCCCAACTGGTCCGTGGTGCAAGGAAGGGGATTTTGTCCTCGTCCGTCCGTACTCGGGTACTCGCCTGAAACTGTATGGCACCGAATGGCGTGTCATTAATGACGACATGGTCGAGGCAGTTGTGGAAGATCCCCGTGGCTTGAGCCGCGCATAAGGAGCAAATAATGGCTGATCAAGAAGAATTTAAGTTTCCCGACGAGACCCCGGAGGCCGCGCCGGAAGACAAGCTGGAGATTGAAGTCGTTGACGATACGCCGGAACAGGATCGTGGCCGTGCCCCGATGCCAAAGGAAATCGTCAAGGAGCTTGAGGAAGACGACCTAGACGAGTATTCCGAAAAGGTCAAGAAGCGCCTCGGGCAGATGAAGAAGGTATGGCATGACGAGCGGCGCGAGAAAGAGCGAGAGGCCCGTGAAAAGGCCGAAGCCCTTCGGTATGCCCAGCAGGTTGCCGAGGAAAACAAGCAGCTTAAGCAAAGGCTCGGGCAGGGCCATAAGGTTCTGCTTAACGAGGTTACCAAGGCCGCAACTAATGAATATGCGGTTGCCAAAGAGAAGCTTAAGCAGGCTTATGAATCTGGCAGCGCCGATCAGATTGCGGATGCTCAGGAAGCCTTAACGGATGCAAAAATCCGGATTAAGGAGTACGAACGCTATAAACCCTCTTTACAGGAGGAAGATTATAGTGTACAACCGCCAAAACTGGCCGAGCCGCCCAAATCGGTATCCGACCCCAAGGCAGAAGCTTGGAGGGAAAAGAATACTTGGTTTGGTGCTAATAAGGGCATGACTGCCTTTGCGCTTGGCCTGCACGAAGAACTTGTCGAGTCTGGGTTTGACCCGCGATCCGATGAGTATTATGCACGGGTTAATTCGACTATGAGGAAGCGATTCCCCGATTATTTCGAGGATGACCAACCTCAAACCACGGAGAAGGAAGAGAAGCCGGCTCCGCGCACAAAAGCAGCTAACGTGGTAGCTCCCGTTACCCGGTCAACGGCACCCCGACAGGTGCGGCTGACATCAACGCAGGTGGCCCTTGCCAAGCGTCTTGGCATTACACCGGAAGCGTATGCAAAAGAACTTATGAAACAGGAGAATCGCTAATGGCTGAAAATAATCGTCTTGCCCGTGAATTGGAAAATCGGGAAACCGCAAAGCGCGTCCAGACTTGGAAGCAGCCCGAAACTCTGCCGGCCCCTACGCCGCAGCCGGGTTGGGTCTTCCGTTGGATTAGAACGAGCATGGTCGGCCAACAGGATCCGACTAATGTTTCCGCAAAGTTCCGCGAGGGTTGGGCACCGGTAAAGGCCGAGGACCATCCCGAGCTTATGTATATGGCTGATCCCAATACTCGCTTTAAGGGCAATGTTGAGATTGGCGGACTGTTGCTCTGCAAGGCTCCGGAAGAGATTATGAAGCAGCGCGAGGAGTATTACTCCAAGCAAGCTAAGAGTCAGATCGAGTCTGTGGACAACAATTTCTTGCGTCAGAATGATGCGCGTATGCCGCTCTTTAGTGAGAAGCGCAGCACGTCTTCGTTCGGTCGCGGTACCAAATAACTTTTAGGAGACTTTAATGTCTAATGTCGCTACGCCTTATGGGCTGCGTCCGATCAACCTGATCGGTGGTCAGCCTTTCGCGGGCCAGTTCCGCGAGTACAAGGTGGCGTCGAACAACTCGGCTGCCATCTTCAATGGTGACGTTATCGCTCTGACGAGCGCTGGCGTTCCGTATGCTCTTACCTCGACCCCGACTGCCACGGCGATCACGGCTGCAACGCCGACCGCTACGCTGGTTAGCCCGGCTGGTATCGTTGGTATTTGCGTTGGTGTTCGTTATGTCAGCCCTGCTACCAAGCAGCCGCTGTACGGCCAGTTCCTCCCGGCGAATGCTGTGACGGCTGGTTACACGGACATCTACGTGCGTGTTGTTGATGATCCGGATGCGCTGTTCCAGATTCAGGGTTCGGCTGCGCTCGGCACGTTCAACAGCGGCACGGCTGGTTCGGGTTGGCCGGGTGCGGTTGGCAAGAACGCCGCTCTGGGCAATTTCTCGGCTGGTAGCACGACCTCGGGCAACTCGGCTGTCAATCTCGTGATTGGCGCTAACGGTGGCTCGCTGGCTACGACTGCTACGCTTGCGATGCGTATTGTGGATATCGTGGAAGGCACCGAGGGTGACTCCTATCCGGAGTTCATCGTCAAGTTCAACCACGGCGTTCACTCGTACTACGTCCCGCAGGGCGTTTAATAGGGGAGTAATGTAAATGGCTATTTCTCGTTCGCAACTTCTGAAGGAGCTGCTCCCCGGTCTGAACGCGCTGTTCGGCATGGAGTACGCCCGTTATGGTGAAGAGCACAAGGAAATCTACGAGACTGAGAGTTCCGAGCGTTCTTTTGAAGAGGAGACCAAGCTGTCGGGCTTTGCTGCCGCCCCCGTGAAGAACGAAGGCGCTGCTATTGCTTATGACAACGCGCAGGAAGCTTGGACTGCTCGCTACAACCACGAGACGATTGCTCTCGGCTTCTCCATCACGGAAGAGGCTGTTGAGGACAATCTGTATGACTCGCTCTCGTCGCGCTACACGAAGGCTCTGGCCCGCGCTATGGCGTACACGAAGCAGGTCAAGGCTGCCTCGATCCTGAACAACGGCTTTAACGCTGCCTATACGGGCGGTGACAACCAGCCGCTGTACAGCACGTCGCATCCGCTGGTCTCGGGTGGCACCAACAGCAACACGTTCTCGACTCAGGCCGACCTGAACGAAACCTCGCTTGAAGCGGCGGTTATTCAGATTGCTGCTTGGACCGACGAGCGTGGTCTGCTGATTGCTGCCAAGCCGCGTAAGCTCATCGTCCCGCCGAGCCTGATGTTCGTTGCTAAGCGTCTGCTGGACACGGAACTGCGTGTTGGCACGACGGACAACGACATCAACGCTCTGAAGGCGATGGGTTCGATTCCGGAAGGCTATTCGGTTAATCACTTCCTCACGGACAACAACGCGTGGTTCCTGATGACCGATGTGCCGAATGGTCTGAAGCACTTCGTGCGTACGCCGCTGGCGCAGTCAATGGACGGTGATTTCGATACCGGAAACGTGCGTTATAAGGCCCGCGAGCGTTATTCGTTCGGCTGGTCGGATCCGCTCGGTACTTTCGGTTCGTCCGGTTCGACCTAATAAATCAGGCACTTAGCTGATTTGGGAAGGGGGCTTCGGCCCCCTTTCTTTTTGTCTTGTATTATTTGTTGAATAATGGGCCGTTACCTGTATCTAAGTCCAAAAGGCTCGTTGACACCCAGTATTAAGGGGTGTATATAGGTTATAGCTAGGAAAATACCAGCCGTACCAGCTACCTAGAGACGACGCACCGATGGTACGGCGACTTGTGCGTTAAGGAGATTATTATGGGTGTTGCATCTCATCTTGGCCCTTGGCTGCTGGGCACTGTCAAGAATACGACGGGTACCACGGCGGGTCTGGTTCGTAATATGGGCGCTACGGTTGTCACGCAGTCGGTCGCGGTTGTCCCGAGTTCGGCTGTTACCGTGATGATTCCGGCGGGTTCGCTGATTCAGAGCGTTGCCACTTACATGACTACGGGCGCTGCGGGCACCCCGAACGTGACGGTCGGCGGCACCATTATTGGTACCCTTTCTACGGCTGCGGGCCTGAACTCGCTGTCGGTCACGGCTGCTAACGTCGGCACCATGCTGAATGTCGGCTCGACCGATGCCCAGCTTAGCTACACGGCGACGGCTGCTTCGGCTGGTACTCTGGTTGTTACTTATGTTGTCCGTAACTCGGACGGCACGACGGCTGGCAACCCGTAATTAAATAAGGGACCGCCATAATGCAAACAGATGTTAAATCCGTAACCGTATCCGGTACGGGCGCATTGGGCGTTGGCGGTACCCGTACTCGTTTGAAGGGTGTTTACTACGCTACTACTACTGGCGGCACTGTTGCGGTCGCAGAAGGTAATGGCGGTACCACGCTCCTTACGTTTACGGTGCCGGTTGGCGCTAATTATTTTCTTATCCCCGGCGAAGGCATCCTGTACCGCAGTGATCCGTATGTGACTTTCACTACGACTGTCGGTTCGGTGACGTTTTTCTATGGCTAAGTCTCCTGCGTGGCAGCGTAAGGAGGGGAAGAACCCGGCTGGCGGCTTGAATGCCAAGGGTCGGGCTTCCTACAACAAGGCTAACCCCGGCAAGCCCGGACTCAAACGTCCCCAACCTGAAGGGGGCGCTCGCCGTGACTCATTCTGTGCCCGAATGAAGGGTATGAAGAAGAAACTCACTAGCGAGAAGACGGCTAAGGATCCTAATAGCCGTATCAACAAGTCCCTACGGGCGTGGAACTGCTGATGAAAGACGACCACGCCCAAGCAGTCAAAGCTGCCGCTGACGCGGTCTCTGCCGCATTTACCATTGGTGCCCTGCTTGATCTTCTCCCGGCTATTGCTGCTGGGCTGTCGATCATTTGGTACTGCATGCGTATTTGGGAGCACGTAGCCCGTAAAATTAAACTCTGGCGAGAGCGTGAAAAAGGTGGCGGAGAATCGTGAACGCCGTAAAGCATATTGTCGAGAGTATTATCGAAAAAATCGCGCTGCTATGGATGCGCGTATGGAGCGGTGGAGGAGCGAGAAAAGGTTAGAGTTTATCGCCCAGTTGGGAGGTAAATGCGTTCATTGCGGTGAAAAGAACCCGATAGTCCTAGACTTCGATCATATTCACAACGATGGCGCAGAGCACAGGCGGAACACCGGGGGTGTTGCAATAGTTCGCTACCTTTCAAAACATGGCGTAAACCCGGAACAATTCCAACTCCTCTGTAAGAACTGCAACTGGATTAAAGAATACAAGAGACGCAAAGATGCCCTCCCAAAGCAAGAAACAACACAACCTGATGGCAATGGTGGCACACGATCCAAGCGCCGCAAAGCGGCTGGGGATTCCCCAGTCTGTCGGTAAGGACTACGTGGCTGCAGATAAGGGTCGTAAATTTAATAAAGGTGGTAACGTGAAGAAAGAGATGAAGGCGGCTGGCATTTTTGCCAAGGCCGGTGAGAAGAAGCTGGCCGCGCACGAGCGCCGTGAAGCTGCGGGTAAGGAGAAGGACACTCCGGCGATTGCCAAGAAGGAGATGTCGGTCTTGCGTAAGGCCAAGGCTCCCAAGGATGTGATGGACTATGAGCGCAAGGAACATGCCGAGATGGGCATGAAGAAGGGCGGCAAGGTCAAGAAGTACGCTCGCGGTGGTGGCATCGAGTCGCGTGGCAAGACCCGTGGGAGGATGTGCTAATGGTCAAGAAGCGAAAGTTTGCTGAGGGTGGCAGCCCGGACATGGAAATGGCCGATGATCTTGCCAATGAGTCGTTTAGCGCCGCGTTTAAGCGCAACCGCGAAGGTGGTAATAAGACGTTTGAATGGCGTGGAAAGAAGTACACGACTGATGTAGCGAAGCCGAAGGCCAAGGGTTCTTATAGCGAGGACTATGCTAAGGCCAAGGAAGCTAGCGATAAGCGAAAGGCGCAGAAGTCGGCGGATGTCGCAGCCGCCAAGACCAAGGCTGATGCATATAGCGCACAACTTGCCCGCGAATCCGCTGCCCGCTCAAATCCGTATGGCTACGCCAGTATGTACAAGAAGGGCGGCAAGGTTAAGAAGTACGCCGAAGGCGGTAATGTGAATTACAGCGAGAACGAGACCACTCGCATGCGGACGGCTACCCCGGACAACCTGAAGCGCCTGCAGGATCGTGCCCGCAGAATGGGTGCTAGCGAGGCTTCGATTGACCGAGCCACTAGGGGCGTGGTGCCTAAGTTTGCTCGTGGCGGCGGTATCGAGTCGCGTGGCAAGACCCGTGGTACTACGGTCAAAATGGCTCGCGGTGGCGGCATCGAGTCGCGTGGCAAGACCAAGGGACGCTTCGTGTGAGAGCCTCTCGCGGAATGGGCGCTATTAGCCCCAGGAAAGTACCCCGTGCGATCCGGCGCGGGGACAACAAGCCTGTGATTGGTACGGGAAAGCCTATTCGTACGTTTGCGAAGGGTGGGCTTTACGAGAATATCAATAAGAAGCGGGCGCGTATTGCTGCAGGTTCTGGCGAGAAGATGAGGAAGCCGGGTACTGCTGGTGCCCCTACTGCAAAGGCTTTTAAACAATCCGCAAAGACTGCGAGAAGGTAAATGGCCTACAAGACCACAGATACTACGGCGTTCAACCTAAACCTTAACGATATTGTCGAAGAGGCGTTCGAGAGGTGCGGCGCGGAACTGCGGTCCGGATATGACTTGCGTACTGCGCGGCGGTCCCTAAACTTATTGTTGCTTGATTGGGCGAATCGTGGCGTTAATATGTGGACCATCGAGCAGGGCAGCCAAGTCCTGACCGCCGGCACCGCTACGTACGAATTGCCCGACGATACAGTCGATTTGCTTGATCATGTCATCCGCACGGGTACTGGTCAGAACCAGATTGACATTAACATTAGCCGTATTTCAGTGAGTACTTATGCCCAAATCCCAAACAAAACGGCCACGGGGCGCCCCATCCAAGTCTGGATCGAAAGGCGTACGGGCGCAACCTCGTCCGCAGGTGTCTCGCAAAACCCCCGTTTCACCGTCTGGCCGGTCCCGGACAGTAGCACCACCTACACTTTCGTCTACTGGCGACTGCGCCGAATGCAAGACGCAGGTAACGGCGTCAACGGACAGGACATACCGTTCCGCCTTCTCCCAGCTTTGGTCGCTGGTCTTGCGTATCTTCTCGCGCTAAAGCTCCCAAATGCTGCTGAACGCGTAGCTGTTCTGAAAGCCCAGTACGATGAGGCATGGGAGCTTGCGTCTACGGAGGATCGGGAAAAGGCTCCAGTCCGGTTTGTCCCAAGGCAATCTTTTATTAGGTAACCATGCCTAGTCAATTTTCATCCGGCAAACACGCTATTGCGGAATGCGACCGCTGCGGGTTCCGGTACAAGTTAAGAGACCTTAAACAGCTTGTCATTAAGACTAAGAATGTAAATATCTTGGTGTGCCAGACTTGCTGGGAGCCGGATCAACCGCAGTTGTCGCTTGGTTTATATCCGGTTAATGATCCGCAGGCAGTACGCAACCCCCGCCCGGATACTAGCTATTATAGCGGTACGAGCGTGGGAGGGGACGGCGGTAGCCGCCAGATCTACTGGGGCTGGAATCCAGTCGGGTTTGATCTGGGGACGTTTCCGGGGCCGGTTAATACGTTGACTGGTCTGGCTGAGGTTGGTGTTATAACTATTGTTATTACTTAGGAGTCGAGAGATGAAGAAGGCTTGCAAGGGTATGAAGGCGGGTGGTCCCACCTCGCTGGATATGAAGAAGATGGGCCGTAATCTGGCTCGCGTTGCTAATCAAAAGAAGCCTACGAAGGCGGGCCGGGGTAAGTAAAATGGGCAAGACGTATCGTCAGCCGAAAGTGGTTGAGGGTCCGAAGGGCGCGGGGTATCCGATCAAGGATATCGATAAGGACAACATCATGGTCAAGGGGCGCTGGCCGTCCGATACCAAGATGAAGACCCGCAAAGCCTTCCGGGGTAAGGGTGCTGCTACTCGTGGGTACATGTACTACGACGAGGATTAACCTGTGAATTACGCTGCACTACAGCAGGCGATTCAGGATTACTGTCAGAATACAGAGTCCACGTTCGTCGCTAATATCCCGACGTTTGTTCAGCAGGCGGAACAGCGGATCTATAATCAGGTCCAGTTCCCGTCCCTGCGTAAGAACGTCACGGGTAGTGCGACGGCAAATAATAAGTACCTGTCCTGCCCGTCCGACTTTCTGTCGGTGTTCTCGATTGCTGTTATCGAGGCGGACGGATCTTATAAATACCTGCTGAATAAGGACGTGAACTTCATCCGGGAATCCTACCCGACACCGTCCAGCACGGGGACTCCGGAGTATTACTCCTTGTTCGGTCCGCAGACTGCAGATCCGAATGAACTGGCCTTTATTCTAGGGCCGACCCCGGATGCAGCGTATCAGGTTGAGTTGCACTACTTCTATTATCCGACCTCAATTGTAACGGCGGGTACGTCGTGGCTTGGCGATAATTTTGACTCCGTACTTCTGTACGGGTCGTTGGTCGAAGCTTATACTTTCATGAAGGGCGAGATGGAACTGCTTGCTATGTACGACGGAAAGTACAAGGAAGCTCTCTCGCTTGCTAAACGTCTTGGCGACGGTCTGGAGCGTCAGGATGCATATCGTAGTGGTCAAGTAAGGATTCCGGTCACATGATCGAAGCATCTGTTGGGAATGTAAACGTATTCGTAGCTAATAACCGGACCCATACTCCTGAAGAGTGGGCGCAAATGGCTACGGACCAGATTATCTATATTGGTGGGAATAGCCACCCGGTAATCGTTGATCAGGCTCGTGCGTTCCGCGAGCAAATTTATAACACGCTTGTGTATTATTTTAATCAGGTTCAGAACGCTGAACGAGCCGACATTACTAGGAGAAGCTAAATGGCTGTTGGATCTACCGCAATGTGCACGTCGTTCAAGGTCGATATCCTTAGCGGCGGCATGAATTTCAATACGACGAACCGTGCCCTGACTTCCAATACTCAGGATACGTTCAAAATCGCCCTGTACACCTCGGCGGCTACCATCGACTCGACCACCACGGCTTATACGGCTACGGGTGAGGTTGCTTCGGGTGCTGGCTATACGACGGGTGGTAACACGCTGACGATTTCGCAGGTTCCGACTAGCTCGGGTACGCCGAGCACGACTGCGTATATCAACTTCAGCAACTCGTCGTGGTCTTCGGCTTCGTTCTCGGCTGATGGTGCGCTGATCTATAACAGCAGCAACTCCAACAAGTCGGTTGCGGTGCTAAACTTCGGTGGTACCAAGACGGTTTCGTCTGGCACGTTCACGATTCAGTTCCCGACGGCGGGTACGGGTTCGTCGATCATCCAGATCGCCTGATTTAAATACGGGGTGATTAGATGGCACTCGTTGTTGCCGACCGAGTAAACGAGACCACTACCACTGCCGGTACTGGAACCGTAACCCTTGCTGGAGCCGTTAGCGGCTATCAGTCCTTTGCGGCTATCGGTAACGGAAATACGACCTACTACACGATTGCCCATCAAACGGCGGCGGAGTGGGAAGTTGGTATTGGAACCTATACGTCTTCGGGCACGACGCTGTCCCGAGATACTGTGCTGGCTTCTAGCGCAGGCGGGGCCAAGGTCACGTTCAGCGCCGGTACCAAGAACGTATTCTGCGATTACCCGGCAGGTAAGTCGGTCTACAGAGACGCCAACGGTAATGTTGTCCTGACGGGCAACCTTACGACCGGTAACGGTATCGTCGCTAACTCTACGACAATTAGTACTAACTACACTGTTGCAACCGGTACTAATGGGTTCTCGGTCGGGCCGGTTACGGTTTCTTCTGGCGTGTCTGTAACGGTGTCTTCCGGACAGCGATGGGTGGTGATCTAACATGAGCACGATTGCGGCAGGAACTACTTCGACCACTGCCCTCGTCAGCACCGCTGACACGACGGGCAATTTGGTTCTTCAGACTAATGGAACCACGACGGCACTGACGCTTAATACCGCACAGGCGATTGGCGTCGGCTCTTCACCCAGCTACGGTACTTCTGGTCAGGTTCTGACTTCTGCTGGAGCAGGCGCTGCTCCGACGTGGAATACGGTAACTCCTGCGGGGGTTTCACCTGATCCTAGAACCGTTCTCACTACCAAAACCGTAAATTTTGGTGGCACAGTTTCATCTGTTGTTGGTAGCGTTTATATAAATTCCACTACACAGATGATTGTCACTAATGTTTCTGCCGCCGGATATTACGGAACAATTTACGATTCCACGACAGATACGATGGGGTCTCCAGTTCTTATCGTATCTGGAACAGTTCCACCGGGAAATTTCAAATTTTATTTAATTTCAAGCACTTCAATAATTTTGTCGGGCGGCGGTGGTGTAAAGATCCTTAGCATTAGCGGGACCACC